AGAAGCCAACATTAGTAGTAAAGCCGCCAAGACCACCAGCACCGCCGCCGCTTAATCCCCCATCAGTTGCATCAGTTCCTGTTGGCCAACCGGACATTAGTCTTAAGCCTTTTCCACCATTAGGCCAACCACCGCCACCCGGACCGGATTCAGCTTTAGCGATTTTATCCATAGCACTACCCCATACAAAGTATGCGCTATGTCCAGCACCACCACCGCCGCCGCCAGCCCAAAGATACGCAGTAGATGTCATATTAATAGTAATAGGAACTTTACAATTAATCGCATGTCCACCATTCTTACCCACACCGTCATTAGTAGATCCGCCAGCACCGCCACCTCCAGTAACATTAATATTGTCTAGATTTAAAACAATATCTACACCAGTTGGCCATGTACCTGTTTCGATACCATTTGTAGCTGCAGTACCATCACCTAAACCACCTAATGGCATGATATACTCATCAGTAATTCCTGATACATTGAATTCAAATGTACCTGGAGAGCCATCATAACCAGCAAGATCAGCAACTGTACGGAGATTTAGAGTAGCACTTAACGGCGCGCTAATATCAAAAGAAAGATCTACAGGTGTTGAGCCATTTGTAGAAGTTGGGGCTGTAAGAACATCCCACCAACTATTTGGCTCACTAGTTCCTGAAGGCGCATGACCTGAGAAATTATTATAGGAAGCGATATAAACACCACCTTTGTAGGTTACAATATCATTTCTATAATAAATTGTAGATGGATCATACTCGCCTCTATTATTCATTGTACCAAACAACACAGGAACAGACCAAGTTGATTTTAATTCACCTGTAGCTGATATCTTAAGTGCAGAAGATGTCCATAACGGATCGTTACCCGTTGGAATAGTATTAGACCAGCCAACAGGTTCAGTGCCTACAGGAGTGTCAGGAACTGTAATAGATCTTATAAATCTAACATCAGTATAGTAACCGTCAGCACCTGGTGGAATATACGCGATATCCACCTCATCCTCGTATGCAATACCTGTTGCTACATCAGTTGTAATTACATGCACATTCTTTTGATTAGTGTCTGTAAATTTAGCAAGGTAGTATACATCACCAGAATAGCCTAATTGTTCTACATTTTCTACATACCATTTGTAAGAAGTCGGTGTAAAATTATAAGCTCTTACTGTTAAACGAATAGGATCCATATTATCAGAATAAGCATTAGATGTGCTATAAATTAAAATTCTTTTCAACCAATTATGTGTCAAGTCAACTGCTACAAGCGGATTTGTGGTTGTCATTAATGACATTTTACCATTGGATGTAAATGCGCGTACACCAAAGAAAGCTGAAGCAGCTTCAATATGTCCTAATTCAAATCTAGTAGTAGTTGTTCGACCTATTTCGGAGTAAATAGGTAAACCTTCTGAATCGACAGGATCGATACCTGGTAGATGTTGGTACCAAGCATAACCTGCTAAATCTGACACTGAAACAGATTCACAAGTAAGGTATCCTGATGAATCAGGGTCACTTAATAATCCGGGTTCATTATATGTAATTGAATTAGGCTGTGCAATTCTCAAACCGTAAACGTTAGGTACACTAATATAGACGTCGTCTTTTACATTCCAAGCTAATTGTGAAAGATCAAACCTAGTTAAATCGAGTTCACAACGATCATCACCAATGACCTTAGAGTTCTCTACTCTGGCATAAAATGGCGAAGTAACACCAATATTATATTGATCGCTTCTGATCTGTACAAAATCACCAGGCTGATAAAATCTATCAGTAACAATGTATGTTAATTTTAAACGTGCAGCTGAACGACTCGTTCTACACAATTCTTCTGCTTTAGCTAATGCGTGGTATGGATCTGTAATACCTTCAGCAAATACCGTAGCCTCCAGCTCGACACCATTATCTTCAGTCAGCATGGTATTGTAAACTGAAGCATTTTTAGTTACAGTAATATACTCATCATATGTGGGCTCACGTGTTGTCCACAAGATTTTATTACTGTTGTCAATCTTTACTGCTACGCCTTTATAATTAATATCGCCAGTACCAGCATCAAGTCCTGTTACGACAATTCTATAAATTTTATCTTCTGTTCCAGACCCTAGAGTCACTGAATGAGTTTGGACATTATGCCAATCATTTTGTGTCCAAGGACCATAGATAACAGCTGAGGTTACAGGATCCATGATAGTCACTGTAGCTGAGTTATCGCCTGTCATTGTTAACGTGTAAGTTCCTGCGTTTTCAGGAGTTACTCGTAAAAGATACGGGAGTTCAGTATAGAGCCCAGCGTCTCGCCAAACCTGGTATGCATTAAGCAGTCTGCCGCCAGCATAGCCTTCATCCCAGGAGCCATTACCAAAAGCATATCGACGACCACCAATACCATAGGTATATGTGGCATTATATTTTGGTGGCCAGCTAGCAGAATCTTCTGTGAATTGTTCAAATTCATTATGGAACTTAACAATTACATGGTTGTATTTATCTTGCGCAGAAGGAAGATCTAAGTTTATCTTTTCGCCTAAAACAAGACAAGTATCATCAATTAAAGGTAGATCTGAAATTTCAGATTCTTCATGAGGGTATTTAATAGATAATTTGTATTTACCACCTGACCATAGGAGGCGCGCATCACCCATTGTAGACAGAATAGATTCAACATTTTCACGGAAGGGCTTTTCCGTGTCAACAATCATATTACATTCATAAAGTGGTAGATCACGCGAACCTACGTTAATTTGGCCATCTGTTGAACGCCAAATACGACCACCTACATGAACACCCTCTTGTACAATTTGACTACAAACATTTGCACCAGCTTCAAAAGAAGGTAAATCAATTTCATCTACAGATAATCCTCGTCCATAGATAGGATCAAGAAGATAGTCTAATAGACATTCAGCAGGGTTCGTTGAGAAACGATAACCCATAGGATTTTCATTGTAAGTCGCTGTCGTAGAAAGTGTACCTGAAGTGACCCATCTAATTTTCCGACCCTCCACCAATGTTTGCATGGAAGGTACACCATTAAATTGTGGTGAGTCTCTATCAATTTTAAAGATACAAGACGCATAAGCAATATTATCAAATGTAGCTGTAGTACGTTCTGGGAAATTACGAGAAATAATTAAGTCATTTTGACCACCATTATAATGCCAATCGACACGCATAGCAGCTTGAATGCCCATATGCTTTTTCTCAGTAGGTGTCTCTTCAATGTTACCAAATGAACCTAAAGACGCATCATCAATATATCGGTTACCATCAATAATTACATCGATAGCTCGATTAATAGGTGCTGCACACATAGCTTGTTGATAAAATAGGAATTCATTCTTGGTACCATTTTGGTCACCTCCGAGGAATCCACCTGAACGTGGCGAGACACTACCTAGCTTATGAACTGATGATTCGTAATCAATCCCAGAAGCAGTTGACGACCAATTATTGTAGCTGTATGTATAGCCCACACGAGGACTATAACCTGTCGCTAAATTAAAATCAGAATTATTCGCTACATAAATGTAATCAGAATTAGTAGAATGCCAAGCACGTGAGCCACCCACAAGGGCACGCCCATAAACGATTGGAATGTAAGCGGCTTGACCTTCTGTTACAATTTCGAAACCTTTGCGTGCATCAGCAGCTTCGAGTGCTTTCTTCCGCATTTTCTTTGCTTGAATAATTTGGTAAGCAGTAGATGCGGCTGTAGCAACAAGAGTAATTACTAAGAGGACTGTTTCTAAACCCATTAACGCCCCCATCTATACATTAGAGAACCCGAACCTTCATATACAGCATCTGCACATGAATCATTAGGTGATCGCGCTCTAATAGCTTCTCGACTTAAGAAAACACCTTTATGCATTTCTAAAGCCATCATAGGGCTAGCAGCATTAATTGTAAATATTTCAGAACCAATTTCATCAGTTTCTAATTCAGCAGAGATACCATCTAATCTTCCAATATAAAAAGGTAGAGTATCAGGCATATTAGTATACGGTGTACCCGTAGCCGAATTAATAAAACATAAGTAAACTTCTAATTTACAACCTACTAGATCGCCAGAGTCTCCAATAGTATTCATAAAATTTTCACCAGCAATAGAAATCTTAAACTGATCTCTATCTACTGTTGTACTAAACTGTGGAGGTTGAACAGAAATTAGCGTATCATCTGCAATATACGTTACGCCATTTGAAAGTGTCACATCGTTGTAATACGATGTTGATGCATATATTAGCGTTCCATCTGTCTTTTTAATATGAACACAGAATAACGCACGTGCATTTCCAGATGATATTTCGCTAACAATATTCGAACTAAATTGTAGCATTAATTTACTTTCTCGATTAACTTTACAGTACCCACATCCATAAGTAG